TCTGGAGAAGTGTACACCTTGATGTCTAATGTGTCAAACATCTGTCCAGGCACAACCTCTTCTGGTGCGTAACTGGTATCTGGTGAGACAAAACCGTCACCCTCTAACACAATGTCACTTGGTGCGTGTCCCAGTGCTGATGTGAACAGTCCACCTTTAATAATAGAATCTAAAGTTCTATCGTCAGTTGGCGTAAGCACACCATCATCGTCAAAAGGTATGAACTCTACCAAAGCGTTAGATTCTGGTGTTTCACTTATAGTGAAAGTTACTGTGGAACCATCTCCTCTAATAACATCTGAGAGTTTTCTCCGTGTGCTGTCATCCTGTGTGAGATATACTTGAAATACTTCGCTAGTTGCAGGTGCTGTGTCAAACGTGTATGCCGCTGTGGAACCATCGGCCCTGAATGCCTTGACTCTAGATGCTCCATAGTTGTCCCAAGGAAAGTCATACCAACCTGCTTTATCCCAACCTGCTTCTTGATTGAATAATAATCCTGTGACCATTGTTCCACCGTAGTCCACACCTGTCATCACTTGGTCAAGTTCGTTGCCCGGCATTCCCGAACCTGGTGTGTAGAAACCTTTGGTCCTGTCCGCCGCTGTTAATCCTGTCTCGTTGCCGTAGACCTTGTAAACTTTACCTATGTTGTCATCGAAGTCTGTGCTTGACGTGAATGCGTTTGTAACTTTGTAGAGTTGATTGTTATATCTCAACAAGTCATTGTAAGCATACGCCGTTGATGCTTTCCAGTCCACCACACGAGATGTGCTAGAAACCCTATCAAATTTCATCGTTGTGTCAAAATCTCTGACAAGGTCGTTGTTTAGATTTGCGTATGCCTTGGCAGTATCCGTTGGTGTTGATCCATCCTTCTTACCACCTGATAAAATAACTGTTGGTGTTGCTGTGTAGTTTGCACCTATACCTGTCACTGTGATTTTCGTTACTGCACCGTTCTGTATGATTGCTGTGGCCGTGGCCGATGTTGTAGTTGGCGTTACGTACATCTTGAATCCGCTTCCTTTGTCACTCTCTGACTCTCTCACTGATGTTGTTGGACCATAGAATGTACCTGTCAACCCATCAAACGTGTATGCCTTGGTTGTTCCTGATCCTGAATTCTGTGTGTCGTATATCTCTGCCTGTTTCTCACTTGTAAACAACGGGTAATAATATCCAAACTGTCCACTTGTGGTTCCTGATGTACTCGTTGCTTGTATCTGGAATGGACCCGTTGATCCTGTAGTTCCGCCCAACACTGTCACAGCAGGAGCAACTTCATATCCTGATCCACCTGTTGTCACTATGATTGACTCCACGTACTTCTTATGGTAGTCGTACCACATCTGGTGTGGGAACTCTGTCAATTTTGCTGTGTCTAATTCAACGTTGAGACTTCTGATCTTGCCTGTCGCGGTATCATAAAAAGTTGGATTGTCAAAATCTGAGAATATACCGTCCTGTGTTTCCGTCTTGTCATACCCTAGTCTATATTCACGCAGTTTTGTGTGGAAGGGTTTGACCTCATTGATGTAACTTTCTATCCAATTGTCTGTACCTGTTGTGTATGTTTTTCTTTGGTCCAGTTGTCTAACGCTGTTTTTGGCATTTATGAATGATGTCTTGAACATCCAGTCCACGTATGTCTGTTCTGAAAGTACCTTTCTCAGTCCTGTAAAAAATAATGTGTTGTATTCTCCTGCTAGGTCATTTATGAACAATTCATCTCGCAATGCTGTCAACACTTTCCTTGTCTCGATACTTGGCTCTTGATCAAAGAAGTTGTCATCAAACGTGTCCTCACCGGCAAAACCTGTGGCTTCCTGTGAGTAATCATAAAGTTTTGTGCTTAATCTTATTGTTCCATTCTCTGTCCCGACGTTTTCCCATCCTGAGGCAGTTTTCATGAACAGTTTCCATCCGCCTGTGTCCGCTGATGTCACTTTGACGTGTTTACCTATGGCAAGATCCAATTTGTCCAATTCATATTGGTATGTGACCTGTTTGTCAATCTTGGTGTTCTCGTTGTGTACCATGTCGCCGTCCGTCTTGTACCAGTCTGTGTAACTCCAGTATGCAGAGGTGTTGTAGGTCTGTAATTTAGTTCTTGACCATGTGGAGCCATCCCAGGTGTATATCGCCCAATAGTTGTTGGCCGTCTCGTCGGCCTTGACTAGATAGTTTGTTGTACCTGATATGTCTGCTGTGTTGACGTAAGTCAGTTCAGCGTAAGTGTTGACTGAGTTATCCCATTCAAGGCTCTGTGCTGTAGGCTCTGGATCCTTTGAGTCTAGGTTAGATAGACTGATCTGTCCTACCAATTGGTTTTTCTTCAATACTGTGTTGGCGTAGTCTATTATCTCTTTAAGTGCGTTGTACCTGTCCACATACCAGCTCTGCCTTGGTCTGATCTTGTTTCCATATCGCTCATTCAATGGAAGATCTATATCTGGCACAATGTCTCCTGCAGAATTTTTCCCTATCAAAGAATCCCACCAACGTGTTTCCATCTGTATTCCAGGCTTGTATTCTGCATCACCTTCCCTGACCAACTTCCACACGCTGTGGGAGTCACCCTCGAAAGTGTTGGTCCTTGTATCTATGTTCAACACTATGTCGTTATTGACTAGATTTTTTACGTTGTTAAGTAAAAATTTGTTTGTGTCTGTGACTGAGTAATACTTGAAGTCAAATGCACCAGGATTCTGTATAAGATTTGCTACATAGGCCACTGTGTTTTTCCTATTGACCACGCTGTTGGTCGGCATAGTAGTCATGCCCTTGACCCAATAGTAATAGTAGTTGACAAACTTGTCTAGTCTCGAATCGTACTTCTGTCTCACTGTGTACCGCGAGTCGTCACCATACAATGCTGTGCCTGAAACTGTACGTCCAATCTCGACCTGGGTTCTGTTCCATTCGCTTGGCAGTAATCTTGATTCCACCCATTCATACACATCTATACTTGAACCCGGGAAGGTCTGTCCCCAGTGATTGTGTTTGTATTCCTGTGTGTCCTGTTCGTACCATAGCCATTTCACTGTTGAAAGATCCCACCATACCTCACCTATGTGCTTATCGTCCCAAGATGTTTTTGTGTTAGGGTTGTCACCTACATTGTAGGATGCCGGATCCCAGGCTGTCTTTATGTTAATCTCTCTGTCTGCCACTCCTAGTATCCTGCCCTTAACCGGATCATACAGATCGTAGTAGTCACGTAATTGTTTTGTTTTATTATTAAACTCGAACACTTTGCCTAGTTTGTCTGTGTCCATCAGTGCCGTCTCTGTCACCAAGTTCTTCCAGGCATACTCTCCCTTCACTGTCAGATCGTAACAGGCAACTGTTCCGTCATTCACTGTCTTGGTGCTTCCGTCTGCACCTGTGTTCCCATCATCATCTGGTGCGCCTACGAATACCGAATTGTCAATCATGTAAATGCCACGTCCGAAGTCATCATTTTCTGACATATTTTCTGATTTTAATCTGTCATCAATTATAAACTTGGTATTATACATTGTTGCCGTAAATGCGCCTCCCGATTGGGTGTTCGGATCTACTATGTTAGTATCCTGTAGGTCAAATGTTGTCTCCCCAGAATCAAATTTCATCTCCCTTGAACTGGCGAAGTTTTCCGCTCCTATCACAAGCCTTGTTCCATTGTCGTTGAGATCTAGGCTCGTGCCAAACTTCATGTTGGTGCTCGAACTAGGTGCGCCTATGGTCTGTTGCAGTGTGTACGTGTTTGTTGAATCATCAGCATTCCATTTGTAGTAATATATGGCTCCTGCATCTGCATTTTGTACACCGTCCACTCCCGGTGCACCAACTATCAAAGTAGTGCCATCCTTGCTCATTGCTATTGATTCACCGAAAGCAGTGTTTAGTGATGATCCGTCGTTGGCGACACCTGTTATGGTCTGTGCCAGTGCGAAGGAATTCTGTGTGCTTCCGTCATTGCTTTGCGATGTCTTAATGAATATTTCTACCTTACCTGCGTTGCCAGGTGCCAGTGAACTGACTGCCAGTATGTCACCGTTGTCGTTGGCTTGTATTCTATGCCCGAATCTCTGTCCTCTACCACCTGCCGGCGCCTCTATGGTGTAGTCTTGCGTCCATGTATCATATGTGGAGCCATCTGCACCCACTCCCCACGTGTACATGTAGACTCTACCACGATCATTATCGTGTCCTGGTGCTGACACAAAAAGATATTTGTCTGCTGTTGACCTAGTTGAGGTTATTCCTGGCTCGGATATTTTATGTGCCCATCCAAAATTTAAATTTTCATTTGCCGTTGATCCGTCTGTAGGTGCCGTAATAGTGTTCAGTATTCCATATTTGAATGTGTTTGGATCCCATATGTAAATTTTAATCAGTCCTGAATCGATAAATCTAGTGCTTCCGTCGGCACCCACTGCATTTGTGTATGGTGCCCCTGCAACCACGAAGTTTTCATCTGTACTCATTGACAGTGACTCACCTAATCTGCTAGTGTTGTCGTTGTTTTCGGTCATGGTTGTTGTCGACTGTGTCTGGAAAGTAGTACCTGCTTCTGTCGATGACCTGAACAGGAAGTGTACCTCTCCCTGAGCTTTGCCCGGTGCAGATACTATCACCGTCCTTCCATCGTTTCTTGCCACTATCCTGTGTCCGAACTCCTGTTCAGCAGTAGATGTGTTTGGGGAGAGCAATAATTTAAGGGTGTAAGGATCCTGTTTCTCGTACACACGCCACAATCCTGATGTATCCGCATCTGCAAACACTTTGTCGCCTGGTTGTTCTATTGCTTCGTTTTTGTCCGTGTAATCATCGTAATTCAATAAATCATTTACATTGTTCATTGATGCCAATCTTACAGATATAAATTTGTGTATGTTTCCGTAACTGTCAGCCGTTGATCCGTCTTCCAGTGCTGGTATAAATCCCACGTTGCCTGTGTAGTCTATAACCACTGTCTTGTGGTCTGGGGTCGATGATACCTGATACGCACCATTCAGTGTTGCTTCCTCACTGTTTGATATTCCAAAGTAGTCGGCCTCTGCTGTCGTCGTTGCGGCTGACAGGTTGTGTGAGTCTGTGAAAGTGATCTCCAACTGTGATGCATCATTGATCAAGTGTAAGTTTGCTATCTTGATACCAGCATTCGATATCCTGAAAACGTCCCAGTCTAGATTGCTTTTGTTGGCAACCCAAACCAAATCGTTGGCTGTTATTGCATTCATATCGAGATTCAGTATGTCCTCTATGTTGAATGCCGTGTGTTGCACTTGTTGTAGTTGTGGGTATCCTGCCGTCTTGAAAACCTGTGCTGTGTCCCTGCTGACCCCTTCTTTGGTGTAGTCCAATCTCTTGAATGTCGTAGATGCTGTGTACTCGACCGGTTTGTAGTAGAATTCGTCTTTGATTATGGCATCTGATCTTGAATATTCAGCCGTCTCATTTGATGTGCCTAAAAGTTCAATACTCTGTGGGTTTGCTATTATCTGGTCATCTTTAAGAACAATCTGTATATTTTCTATGGAATCTGTATTACCAAAATTACCTGTACGTATCATCCATTCAGGGTAAAGGTCAAGACTGATGTCCTCGCCCTCATACTTGGCCTTAAGGATCTTGTCTATGGCATTCTGCGTGCCTTTCTCCCTGATATATCCTTGGTAGAACTTGTACTGTGACACATCATTAACGAATAGGTTCTCTAGATAGTCTCTTGATTGGTATCCTGTTAACCTTTGCGCCAGTGTTTGTTGAGATTCATCAAAGTTGTTTGTCTCTAATTCATAAAAATCATTAAACTGTGAAATCTTGTAATCAAAGTTAGGTATCAATTGTGGTGCTGGCTTATTGTCTTTGAGTTTCCAACTAGTTGTTTCGAAAGTTGTTCCCGAGTTATGATTTGTTTTTGCAACATAGAACTTGCCTTGGTACTCCACACTGTCTCCAATTTTGTAGTCAGTATTGGCCGTCCAGTATGTAACTTGTGCGGCATCGAACACGAATCCTGGTGCGTAGTAATCTCCGTTCCATCCCGCAGTCTTCCAACCTACCACTTTCAATCTCTGTTGTCTGAATCCTGTGTACGGATCATATATTATGTCTGCGAATACTGTGCTGTTGTCGAACAGCAATACATGTTCCTTCTGTACTGTGTTCAGTGCGATATTATAAAGACCCACTGTGTCGGACTTGATCCCTAACTCAAATGTCTTGCCCAAACGTTTGGTCGATATCTCATTGATATCTATCTTCCTTCCTCCGGAATCTAACAACGAGTAGTCGCCTGCTAGGTTCCTTAATTTGCCAACAATGCTGTTGTTTGTATCCAGTTCAAGGCCATCTGCGGCTGGTGACACAGTGATTGCTGATCCCGGGGACCATTCCTGTGTGGTCCAGAATAAAAATTCCCTTACGGCATTTGCCCAATTGAGTGTTTCCTTTAGTTCATTTGAGAACTTGTTAAATCGGAAACCCTGGCCTTCCAACCAGTTACCGTATCCAAATAAGAAATCAGCCACGTCCTGTATAGTATCAAAGACATATCCATAAGGTATAGTCTGTGTCGTTTCTTGATATGCTGTGTACTGTTCAATTACAGTTGACCCTTCTACAGATATTGCCTTTGCCGTTGTTGTTTTGGTAGGATAGTTGAAGTTGAAGTACGGTTTCACGGTACTGTAACCTAGCACCTTATATCCGCCCAACACTGTGGATCCATCCTCACTGATGTCTGTGTTCTTCTCTATCAGCACACCCGAGTAATAAAAACTCTCTACAGGATTAGAAGTCCTGAATAATATCTTGTAGTTCTCATCCGGTATAAATTTTGATCCTGAAGTCGATCCCGGAGACACACTGTCTGTTAGAATTTTTATGTTGTCCTTGTCAGTAAATCCTCCCAACTTGTATGCTAACTGCACAGTGAGGTTCTTCATCTTGTCGTAGTAGAAAATTTTGCTGTCTAGGTTCTGTGATATTAGATAGTTGACCACGAACGGTTGGTGACCCGCTGTTTGGTATCTTGTTGTGACACCAGTTGCCAGGTCCGTCACTGTCTCTAAATGGTATTTGGCTGTTGCTAATGAAACCCTAATGCCTGTATCTTTATCTATTTGATTTCCTGCTGTATTCGTTGTTAATCTCGAAGGATCAAAAAAGTTTGAGAAGAATTTTGCCGGTTTGGTAAGTGCCAGAGTCTTCATTACTGTGAACGGGTAAGAACTGGATCTCCTCCATGACGTTTCCGCTGGTGCTTGATCACCAAACTTCCAAGCGTTCTGCCTCCCTGGTATGTCAAAGTTATCAACCAATCCTGCCGCTAATGGGTCTAGTAGGTTACCTGATGCGTCAACGGGTAGGTAGGTTTGAATTAATGGTTTCCCGTATCTTCCAGGTTCCGTTGCTATTGCATTCCATAACACATCATTGCCTGAAGTGTATGGGGCAGTTCCATAGGTCGCGTCCCACGTGCTGGGTTTCTCTGAATACCCCATCATCTCCCATGGTCTCACATGCGGAGAGTCCGTGTCGTAAAAATATTTGTATATGCCTCTCCAGTGCCCTGGTAGGTTCTCACCTATCAGTCTACCTTTTGATCTTGCGTAGTTGTAAGTGAATGGTGATCCCTCTGAGAACACCGTGTTGTTGATGTATTGAACACTGTTACGTCCCGCCCACTGATAGAAATCTGAGCCCATCACACTATCTATTTCCTGCAGTGTGTATTCCGTTGACGTGAAAGCACTTGGCAATACATCATGTATGTCTAGTAATGCTGGATCATGTTCTACTTTTATATTGTTGTAGATCCTTTTTTCAAGTTCTAAAATTAAATCATCACGCTCGTCTCCATATGCTTTTATTATGGAACCGTCGTGTTTCCTAATGACCGCTGTGTCTGTTATATAGGTTGTGTCTGTAAATGTCTCAGGCGTAAATTTGGGGTACATTCCTAGTTTGGTCGGTGATGGTGGCATGTAACTTCCAGTTGTATCCGTATAATCCTTGATCACAATCTTGTCGCCTTCTACCAATGCCTTGCTAATACTCACACTGTCATCTGTTGTGCTGAACGTGTAATCCGTTCCTAGCAATAATTGAACACCATTAAGGTAAACGTATACTGCCCTATTGCTCAGTATTGTGATGTCGTGCTGTGAGTCTAGTGCATAGTCTGTCTGTGATGATCCCATTACTGTGTATGATCTCGTTGAAGCATTCTCTCCCCAGCCCACCATGTCCTCATAGTAGAACGGAAAAGTGCTGTTCCTGCCTGGCGTGATCGCGGAGATTATCTCGTTAACCCTGTCAGCGGCTACTCCCTCATATGCTGTTCCTGTTGCGTGTGTGAGGAATGCGTTGTACCATTTCTCGTACTCCTGGTTAACGTAGTCTGTTGCTGTGGCAAAGTTGGCTTGCTGGTCTATGATGTTGAACACGGCAGAGAGCAATGGTGCCTCATGCTGGTGTATGCTACCACCCTTTAACCTTGCATCTGGTTTGTCCCTTAGGTTTGATACTCCCGGTATCGTACCCGTGACATCCTCATTCTTGTCAAGTATATCTCGCACATGGTTCAGTATCTGTCCAAACGTGAACGTGCCCAACTGCTGGTTGAGACTGTTGGTTGACAAGCTCTCTGGTATTTCATATATGCCCTTGTCGGCTATCTTGTCAGCACTGCTGTGTGCCGCTATCCGTATCTGGTCGTTAACCTCTAGTGCCTTGTTAAATTTTATATATTTGTTTTTTGTTCCTGTCTCCAGGGTGTAATCTGTAGTCAGTGTCTTCCTTGATCCATTCACAGACACTGACACTTCCAAATCTGTGAGGTCCGCTGAATCTTTATAGAAGTCTATCGGGAACAACTGTTTCTCTGTTGCTTCAACAATTAGAGTCCTTGTGACACGCTGTTTGCTTTCATTTGTTCTTTTTATCCATGCACTCCTTGAATTGTGTGTCGCTCTACTAGTCGTGTAGTGCAGGTGTCCTTCGGCCAGGTTCTTTGTGATTGTATTAGATCCACTTTTGTAAGTAAATGTTCCTGACGTGTGATCAGAATCAAAAACAATGTCTCCCACATTGTTGATGGTGTTGTATTTGACCTTGATTCCTAACACAGTGTCTGTTGTGGCCGTGTCTGAAGTTGCGAAAGAGAAAACTTTCGCACCTGCAAAGGTTGAATTAGGATATGTCGTTGAATCGTCAAATGATGTGTGATCATTGTCCCACATGCCGAACAACGGCTGTTGGTTCGTCCCCGTCTTCTGTTGTGCTTCCACAAAAGTTTCTGTGGTGCTATCATAACGGAAACTCTTGCCCTGGTTCGTTGTTCCAAACTCTATGAATATGGAATCGTTATCAGTTGGTGTGGCGTCAGATGCCTCCGTCAAATTAATGACCTGCGTTGAATCTCCTGCTGTCACAAAGTTCACATCGTATATCTTGTTCTTTACCAAAGGATCTGTGTCTGATGCAAACACTACCCTCATTCCGTTGGCTAGTGCCAGTCCGTCAACAATGTAACCTGTTTGTTTAACCACCGATGAAAAAGCATCTGTTGTAACTGTGTCATACAACGTCACAGATCTTTTGGCCACTGTCCCGTGATTGTAAAGTGCTAATCCAGAATCAAATTCTATTATTGGTCTTTTAGCCCTATCAGTTTCGTTTAGTGTAGGAGTGAAACTACTGACCCTTGCTGTCTCCTCAATGATAGACTTGTGGAACCATCTATTGTATCTAGACCAAGCGTTTTGGTCTCGCGAATCTCTCTTGATTGTGATGTAGTCTTTTGCCTCTGGCGTGTAATATGCCTTTGCATAAGGTCTTGAATCATACCCTACCTGATCGTATAGTATTGTAGATTCTGTTGCATAAGTGCCTGGCGTAATTAAATCCTCTACATCGGTAAGCGTTATCGCATCGCCGACCCCTTCCACATAGTACTCTTTGTTTTGGTATGCGGTTGGAACCAAGGAGGTTGTGAATTTAATCTTCATCCCATTGGAAAGATCTAGTGTCCTAAGACTGTAATTTTTAGCACCTATGATATCGTCCTCTACGTTTATGTTGGTGGTGCTTGTAACGTCTTTGATCTGTAGTATGCCGTACATGGCATCGTGGTTGCCACATTGGTAATATAATGTATCAGGTGCACCTGTTGTTGGAACTGTGAATGTTACTGTTCCTTGGTCCGCACCGTTGTTGGTCACTCCTGTGTCAAATATTGTTGACGTAGAACCGTCTGACGAAATCTTGCTCTTGTATGGCTCTGTCATTATCCAGAACGGATGTCCTTTGGCATTTACGTTAAACTTGTATGTGTTTCCCCTGTATAGGGTCAGGATAGGATTGTTTTCATTTTCTCTGTGTGTAAAGTTGTAGGCGCCTTGTGCCAGATTCTCCACAGAATATTCCGCTACTGCACTTGGGCCAACTGAATCTATTTCTATGGCTCCGGGGCCTTCCGGTATCCAGTAGTACTCTCTATAGTTCACCAACTTGTCGTAATCTATCGCTGGGTTCCAACTGTACACAGTCTCTTTGTTCAACCTGTCGTGGTTGTTGACTTTGCCACCTAGATACTTGATCTGGTTTATGTAGTCGTCATATGTTCCTGTGAATTTAACTTGATCTTCTGGATTGACAGAAGTGGTATCCTTGTCTGTGTAAGTCACTGCAGGCTCTAGTTGATATGCGAATCTATCCCTGCTGGTTGCACCGATATACCTGTCATTGATTGATCTAGTGTAGGCATCCTGTTTACCTATGTAACCGTCCACCCTCTCCAGTGAACCTTTCTGTACCAAAGGATCCATTGTACTTGACAAGAATCTCTGATTGGCGTCTGTCCTATAGAATGCTGGTAGGTGTTGTACCGTACGCCTGTACTCGTTGTTTCCTTGCTTGACAACTTCGTTATTGGTTAATGAGTTAGTTGTATTGTCAGCCATTAGTATCCTGATCCACTACTGCCGGTGCTTGAACCGGAACCTGTTGTAGTAGAGCCTGACACTGCTGATCCTGTTGTGCTGTTTGACGTGGCAGTTGATGTTGATGTGACCACAGTACCGGATGCCGCCAATTGGTTGGCTCCTAGTGCTGTTATTATTGACACATCATCAACGGTGGCCCCACTGATGAAAATCTCGTCTGCCGCTGAGTCTAGTTGGAACAAGGACCCAAACCCCTGTCCCGACTGGTTGGGCACAATCACTGCTGTCAGTAAATCTGGTGCTAGTTGATTGTGAATGTAAGCGGCTAATTCTGTGAAGTAAAAACTGTCTCCGAAATCCCAGTTGTCTAGTGCAAAAAATTCGTTAATTGCGGCGATGACTCTGGTTTTGATCACTGCGTCCGACACATTAGTCTTGGGATTCTTGACAACTTTGAATGTCGCCTGTAGTTGTTCGTCGGCGTTTGAACCGAACAGTATCTTGTATTTTACAGGATGATATATTATCTGATCTGACATTGATTTCAATGGGTTGAGTGTTCCTGAGTAGTTGATCCTTAACTGATCTGCTGTAGACACAGTGGGTCGGCTTCCGCCGTCCTGTAACCATATCCTGTACAAGTTATCGTATGTCCTCTCTAACAGGTAAACATCAACTATATTTGAAACGCTAGGATCTATCCTAGTTTCCTGTCCCGCGTGATGTTTATATTGGAAGTCAATTGAACTCCTGCCTTTTCTTGCTCTGTAATCTGTTGTGGATGTGAGAGTATTTGTTGTAGAACTGTACTTCTTGATAACGTCCTCTGCACTGTCATAGAAATAAAATAATTGTCCATCAGTGTACGTTGTCGTGTTGAGATTTATGTCCGTTTCGTTCTTTGAGACCACAAAGTTGGTCGCCGCATATGGCCTGAATCTCTCTATGTTGTCATATGAAATGTACTTCTCCTGGAATATAAATTTTGTTGATTCCGATATTGTGGGTTCAACGAATATGTCAAAAAGTTCTGGATTGTCAACGACACCATCATCATCATTATCATGAAAGCCAATCTTAACTTTCCTGTTGTCCTGGAAACCATCTGCTTCCGTTATAACATCAACCACTTGCCACGTGATAGGATATCCAACGCTGTTGCCGGACGATACAATGTTGTTTGTTTTAAGTATTTTTATTGTGTCCTTAACACTCTTGCCCGACGTGTAGTCATAAATTTTCTCTTCCACATCATAGTGGAACTTGTTCTGCGACTCTGACTCAAATATGTAATCCAGTTTCCTGTATTGTACTGTGTAGGTGTTGCTATCATTGGTGAACTTGAACCACCAACTGGCGTCTGCATTATTACCTGCAGTTGATCCTGCTCTTGCTAGATCGAAAACTGTGCTAGTGCTTAGGTTGGTAGAAGTGATCACTTTCCATGTCTCTGAATCTATGTCATATCTTAACCCGAACTCCTCGTATGCCGCTATCCTGTCCAATAAGTCTGCTTCTAGTGTTGCGGAGAATGTTGTGGTCAAGTTCGGTATGATCGCACTTATGATCGAACCATTTGGCACTATGTTGTTGAGTGTGACTGGTCCAACACCCGACTCTAGGTTTCCTATTCCGCCGTTGGCACCATCTAGCACTACTGCACCTATCTTGGCCCATGCTCTGTCTTCGGCGTTGTTAGTTGTTGATGATACTAATATGCCGTTTAAGAATTTCCGTGTGTCTGGTGATGTAAATTTAACCAATGCACCAGGTTTTGCAAACTTCATGTTGGAAGTTGCTGAATCACCTATGACCAACGCACCACCTGACGTGAAATATCCTGTGTTAGTGTTGGTACCAGTTGTAGTGGAGTTCCAGGTAGCACTTAATGTGCTGGCATCTTTTGTACCGTACTTCAAATAGTAGAACTGTCTAGCATATGCTTCTTTCAGTTTCGCTTCAACAGATGTGTCTATTGTTGTCTGTATATCACTCCTGTTGTTGAACGTGAATGTAAACTGCTGTAGCGATTCTTCCCTGTACAGTATGCCATCCTCTGCAAACACGTTCACATTGGAATACGCACCTGTTGGATCCAATATCTCCTTGGCCCTAGATATGCCAGATGCTGATCTGTTTACAGATCTCACTTTGACAATCTCCTGTGACGCTGACAGTGGTACCACTTGGTAGTCTTCTGCCGTGATCATCCTGTTCTGAGAATAATATACCTGTGCGGCTTTCTCTTTGATAGCATCATTTGATTCCGTTGCCGCTGAATTGTACACGCTGGCCTTCAAACTTACACTCATACTCAATGACTGCTGTGCTCCGTTGGCGTCTGTGTAAGGTACTGTCAATGATATCCCTTGCATGTCCGCCGGTTGTATCGCGTACTTGGCGTTGTCACTGACCCTGTAGTAGGTCCTAAAACTTCCTAGAGGTATGTTAGAGAAATTGCCATCGCCAAACACCAGGTCAATCGCATCGTTGTTCTTTGTCACCACGTTGTAGGTGTTTCTCTCTGCCTTGGACAATGAATTGTATATTGCATTGTTACCAGACAGCGATGGAACCTTCGTCCAAGATTCTGCTAGTTGTCCAAACTGGTCTAACTTATATAACCACACGTCCGAGTTGTTGATATCCGCTGTTGGAAAACTTTTTACGTAATTTGTTGTTGCTGTGTCCACCGTGAACTCTTGGTTCTCCATTATTCCTTGTTTGAATAAGAAAAAGAATCCTGTGTTGTTTGAACTGTCTCCAGATCCATCTGATCTATAAGTGTATGTGAGACCTGTTCCCGGTATTGGTGTGGATTCGAATATCGAATCAGAATCTGTTATAGTGCTGGGAACTATCTCAAATGATCTCGGTGTGCCTCCCACTGACTGCTGGAATTTAAATATGGGTAGGTCCAACTGGTTGGAACTTAATGTGTACACTTCTGTGTCTATTCCACCTATTTTCCCTGACTCCCTTGGATTGCCAAATAGTTGTCCTGTTTGGTTGGCCGCGTTCAGTACAGCAGTGAACTGCTCTCTGTAGTTTGCGTTTGCAGAATCATTCCAGATGATGTTTGCATTTGCTAGATTTGTTCCTGTTGAATCTGCGACATCCTGTGTTGTTGAAATTGAATCAATTTTTAGAAGACCGGTCGCCGGTAGGTTCCTCTTTGCGTTGTAGTTGATCAGTCTCGCTAATCTTAAAACGGAGTTCCTCCTCTCCGCTGTCTCAAGAAAATTTTCCCTTGCGTTAAGGTCCACCCTGAATGACAGTGCCTGGGATATGTATGCTATAAGATCGATGAGTGCCACGTACTCAGAACTCTCAACAAAATCGTTGAAGTCGTCTGGGTAGTTCTCTTTGAGATACGCCACCATTGTCCTTCTAAGTGTCTCGAAGTCGTAGCTCTTGAAATCTGCCTGTTGGAAGGCCTGGTAGATCTTCCTCCAATCTTCCGCTACTAGTAATCTGTTCTGTCTATCTGTTGTGGCCATTGTTTTTTATTAATGTTAACAACGGTATTTATAGGATATATTATATGCGTACTTTAAGATAGGCGCAACAGTGAGTTCTCGTCAAAGTTGAATTGCAGTTTTTCAGTGATATTGAGGGGAACATACGTGATAGTGGCCTGTATGGCTATGCCCTTGTCTGCTTCAGATACCAGTATTTCCTCTGTGGAGATGCGTGGATCTGCATTTAGGTTGGCAGTGATGTCCTCTACTATGGCGTCTTTGAGTGCTTCCGTGAATGGTTCGAATATCGCATCATATATGATTGTTCCAAATTCCGGATTCTCAACCCTCTCGCCTTTACGTACACTTAACCTATTGATCAGGTCCTGCTTGGCGACCTCGAAGTCATACAGTTTGAAGTTCTTCTTGTCCGCACGTGAACTGAAACCCTTGAATGTCACTGTTTTGTTTGAAAGTCCGTTACCTGAATCTCCGTATGCCATTAGTTCAATCTCCTAAATTCCACATCCACCTTGCTGTAGTCCACCATGTAGTATCCTGTGTCTGTCATCTCTCTCGCCCATGGAACCTCCTGTGCCATCACGCCCTCGTATGTTCCTGCTGACTGTTTGTATTTAAACGAATATATGTTGATGCCTAGAGGTGACCGGCCAACTAATTTGATATCTTCTTTCAATCTTGCATCACTGAACCCTCTGAAAAAACTTCCTACACTGGCTATGGCTGTGTTTGCAAACGTGCCAACTGATTTCATCATGGTCGAGAACTGCGATGGATTTATGTATGCACCTCCTGGTCCGGTCTTAGTTGCTTTAAAGAAGCCCGCGGCCGTGTTTGCTATGCTGGCAATCTGTGACACGTTTGTGATGTTGCCTCCCATGACATTCTTGTACACGTTTGTGACCGTGCTTATGTCGTTTGCCACTGATCCTATGTTTCCTAGGTTAAGGTTTCCTGTTATGCCCGATACGTTTTTAAGCACATCATTTAAACTTGTGCCATACACGTTTCCACTGGTGCCAAATTCATCTAAAACGTTTCCTCCGCCACCGCCACCTAGTGTGAACAACTCCCCAACATTGTTGACAAACACGTTGTCCTTGAACAACTGCACTGCACCGTTGCCTGATATGCTTTCTATCACTTGATTGGACAACTGCGTAGTCAGATTGCTCTTGATATCTTTCACAGAGTCGCTTAGGTTGAAGTTCTTTAACCTGTTAGATATGCTTTCTACCTCGGGCCACGCCCCCATGGCCTGGTTTATCACGTTGAATGTCTTGTCATAGTTGTTTCCAACCTCTGCCAATATCTCTCGTGCCTTGGCCGCATTAGTTGAATTGCCCATCCTTTCCTTTAGTATTCTTTCAAAATCAGCCTGGGCCTGTCCATCTCTGACAGGTGGTTTATCGGACAATCTGTTTCTCTGTTCCATGTACTCCACCGTACCTGGTGTGCTGGAAAGCCTGTACCACTGCTTGACATTATCTGCTCCGCCTATCGGTAAAAGTCCTTCCGATGTGAAAGCCTTGAATCTCGCCATCGGTTCGTGCGTGACGAACCTGTGGACTGTAGTCTTTGTTTTCTTAGTGAAAGATTGCAGTGGCTCTATACCTTTCTTGGTCAATTCCACATCTCCCTCTTGTCTTTCTGTCATGCCTGCGGCTCCCGTGTTCAACCATTTTGGTCCCCAGGTTGTACTTGCACCTGTGGAGTTGAAATGCACCTGTGCTCCTGCCAGGTGTATTGCTCCACCGGCTCCATGTAGTTGTGTGCCTTCTGTGAATGAACTTATCCCGTCCCTGGCGTAGTCCCTGACTGAACCCGACTGTGAGCTGTTGAATATGCCCTTATCTCCCAGGTTCATCATGTAAGTGCCTGCACTCTGTACAATCTCACCGGTTGCACTCATCCTGATCTGTCCACCGGCGTGCATGTTTATGTTGGAATCACTGTGTAGGTTGAAGTCACCTTGGGTTCTCATGTTGATCCCTCCCACTCCCGAATACAAATCGATCCTGCCATCCGCATTCATTTCTATCCATGCGTTACCACTACCATTGGCTATGTAGACTATTCCGTCAGTGTCATGCATCAACAGTTGATGTCCTGATGCTGTCCTCAATCTTGTAAGTTGGTTTGTGCCGTCGACTGCACCGTCATCCATGACCAATGTGTGTCCGGTCTTTCTTGTTACATGGTCTGTGGCTCCTGAATCCTTTGCACCTACCTTTTGTTTTGTCGATCCTGTGTCTTTACGACCAGGTGTGCTTATGCCAAATACTTGGCTGGGAGATTCACGCCTTGCTGAACTAGAGGTGTTACCTCTAACATCGTCTGCACTTAGGCCTTGCTTCAGCAGAGTATCTGCGAATGGGTGTATGGGTTTTGGATATGCTTCGTAATTATTTTTTGGCAGTGCACCAGTGGCCGCTCTGTTGAGCTCTCCTGCTGGTACGTTGGTCGATCCATAAGTTTCTTGTTTGTCCACGTCTGAGCTTAACTGTCCTGCTGGTCCTCCGTCCGTTTTGTCCCATGTCTTTTCGCTTGACGCTATGCCTGGTGTCATGTGATTGGTGTAGGGGTCCTGCACACACCCTATCCAGAAGGCCTGGTTCATCTTGCCTTCCGCGAATATGACCAACACCGTGGTTTCAAGATCAGGCGGTACCGCCCAGAAACCGTATGAGTGCTGGCTGTGTTCGTATTCCGTTGATCCTGGAATGTTGTGTTTCACACCCTTGGCTCCATAGAAAGGAGAGAGATACTCACATGTGATCAATTGTGATTCCGTACCCGCATTTGGAGATGCCTGTGCCAATGATGGTATCAAGACACTCAACCTGCCCATCCTTGTGGGGTCCTTGTTGCCTTTGACCACACCTAAGTAGGGTCCTGCGTTCGCACCAGCCCAACTCTGGTCCTTGCCTGGTGCTTTGGGATTTGATGCGCCACCCTTCAGATAATTGTTTAAACTCATTATAATCTTCCCCTGCTGAATATGTTCTTGGCCTCTGTGTAGAGGTCCTTAATCTTTCTTCCTATGTTAATTACTTCTGATAGGCCACTGCCCTCATCTTTCAGATACTGTGCAAATTCATCCGCTTCTTTCTTCGTGGTAACGTAACTATCACCTGTACCGGACACACTTAATACATATTCATCCACCGGACTTGATATGTAAACACCCTGGTTGTTGAAACGAGTCAGTTGCAACACATTGGTGTATCTTCCACTATTGAAATTGTGTTCCACTTGGACCACCCTGTACAGGCCCGAAAACATTCCCTGCTGTGATGATCCCATCTCATATATGCCCGTCTTGTTGTCCAGGTCTGTGGGCATCTTGAAGTTCAACATAATGATCGGTTCCGCCAGGTCTGGATTGTAGCAACCCCTCTTCACGTCCCAAACCGCGTTTAAATTTCCCCTCCAAAAATCTATTGTGTCATCCTTGCTGACCCCGTCTGCCACTTTCTCTGGCACCGCGGGAATGAATTGCGACTGTCCCAACCAGGCCGGGTCTCCCAGTATCTCCATCCTGACGTTCACCATGTCCGCCAGTGGATGTGTGAGCTCATCTATAAACTGATCCACGAAAGTGAATCCACCACCTGTCTTGTTTGTGCTATTCGATTTGGCCAGGCCGGGATTGCTCCTGTAGGTCAGATTTTGATCTTGTACAGTGTCATCTGGATTATCCGTTCCCCTTTGCTTTGCTGTTGAACTCTGAGCATACTTGTTCTTTCTTGACTCGTCACCCTCCACGTCCTTGAGCCTGCTCTGGAAGTAGGCCACCTTGTAGTTGATGTCTAGGTCCAACACGTCCACGTTGTCTCCGGTGAAAATGTAGTTGTAGGTCTTGTACACGAAATTCTTGAAATTCTGTCCTGTGCTGACGCCCGGTATCGACAGAGAGTATGCGTGTACACGATACGGTGAGACAACGAACTTGATCTTCTTGACGTTGGTCTGTCGTTTGAGGTCATACTGTTCGGTTGGGACCACGCTGGACCTTATCCTGAAGTAATCGAACCACATGTTAGATTTGTTCTTGGACGCTTCGTACACCGCTTGTGCGCCACCTGTGGCGTCAATGCCAGACAATGTATCTGCTACCTTGCTCTTCCATTTCTTGAAACTTATGTCTGAGAACCGTGGATCTGACTTCATTATTTCCTCCAGTACTTTTATTACACTGGTCGTGGTGTTGATCTTCATGAAGTCCACTGGTACATCTCCCGTGTCTACTGCCTGTGATATCATCGGCGACTGATTAAAGAATTCTTTGTTTATCGTGACACCCTGTGGGTCGAATGACTTGTCTATGCTTATCTCGTACTTGTCTGGTATGCTGACCCCGGAAGTTTTTGTTTCGTCCTCGTTCTGGAGATTCAGTATGTCCTCTAGGTCCTGTACCACCGTGTTCAATTTCTGGTCTCGGGAGAAAAGTGTTCCCGATGTCCTTGGATAGTTGTACTGGTCAAGGTATGCAAACTCGTTGTAGGGTATCGCCGTCGCGGTGTACACCGTGCCTCCCTGGTTGACGTCCAACTTCATGTTGGTCATCTTAATCGGTATCAATCTTTTCAATCTTTCTTTTTTGATGCCTGGTGGCTGGTTACCGTGCTCGTCAAATCCCGCAAACTCCACCGTCAACAAGTAAGGAGCATCCAAGTGATCCAGATAACCGTTGTTGGCGGCCGCGGCCCTCATACGTTCGAACAGGGTTATGCCCGCCGGCTCTATGATGGTCATGTTGATCTGTGTAACCGATGTTAACCTCCTCTTCTCGTTGAGGCCCGGTATGGCATTCATCCGTACCTCGTTGAAGTAGAGGTCACGATCCTTTTTGAAGGTTCTGGAACTCTTGCCCAACACTGCACCTATCCTTGCTTTGTCTATTGTTTTATTGAATGCGTTGTTGGGGTCTCTACGACTCTCCCTGTTGTTGGCGGATGATTCCATGTGCGTTCCAAAATTGCTGTCCGCTATGCCCCCGCTCTTTATTATTATGTCATGTGGTCTGCTGGTGAGCAGTGTCTTGGTGTTCTCTATGTCTGCCTGGTTCAATGCCGACAGCGTGAACAATGCATTGTAAGATGCGAACTTGTGCAATTCGTTTGGTGTGGAAACATTATGGACGAAAATTTTGTCATCCACGGTCTTGGCGTTGTCATTGTGAATGTTGAAGTGTGTGGATACCTTAGCGTTAAGATCAACACTTGATGTTGTTATGTTTTTTGCCATGTCTAAATCCCTAGATCTCTGAGCAGGTTCTCTTTCTTAGGCAGTTGCACCGTGACTCCGGGTCTGAAATCGTATATAGGATCTTCTATTTGGTCTGGGTTACGTTGTGCGAACACCCACCATAACCTCGGCGAGCCATACAAGTCATAGGCCAATAGGTCTGGCCTGTATGCATATGTTCTCTCTATGGTGTAACTCTGATCGTCCTGTTCGGCTGTTATAGTTCTCGGATTGAGTACGTCTAGATAATTGCTTGTTTCGCCTGTTGCAAAATACGGTGATGTTCTTGAGTACTCGGCCATTAGATAAATCCTACCTCGTCGCCTTTGCCGTTGAGTTCACCGTTGACGAATTTCTTCATTGAGAACTTCTTGACCTCATCTCTGCTGTAGATCGGTGTTATCAACACCGATATGTTTGACAGTGTTGGTGCCCAGGTCTGTGATTCACCGGCCTCCACTGCCGCCGCCAAAGTGGGATCCACTCTGCCTTGCCCATAACCTACTTGAGTCTGTTTTGTTGAAATGTAATCTATGCCTTGCCTCAGCTCTATGTTGAATGAGTTTACCACCACTGGTACCCTGTTGAACATGTGATCCCCGTATCCATAAAGATGCAGTATCGGTGGAGGATTACCTTTCAGTCCGTTAAGGCCATCGTCACTACCAAAAAACATTTTTGTTGCTGTCCTTAAAAAATTCACTGTGGCTACCCAGTGCTTGGCATCATCGCTGTTCTGCACAGGAAATTCTCCAATAATGTTTAAAGAATCAATTTGTGAGTTCTGATAGGCCTGGTGTGGAAAATTGCTGTGTGTCATATCCATGGCGTTGTAGGCGGCCTGGTGTGCTATCTGCATTGTGGGTGTCAGGGGCCAGAACATACCCTGTGATGGTTCTAGAGGTTTCATGATCGGATTATTGGCAAAATCAAAGAACTGTGTCAATGGTCCGTCTGGAACTTGCAATCTCACACGCCAGTCAGTCTTGTCGCTACGTCCTGACCATTTTGCCCTAGCGTTGACGATCCTGGAGTCTGTGGAAATACCGGCACCCGTAAGCCTGCCCAAGGTCCTATTGAATATGCCCGATCCCACGTTCTTAACTATTTTTCCTATTTCACCAAATGCCATTATAATGGTTGCTTTCCTTTGTAAAATTTCGTATACTTTAACTATATTTATAGGCATTATTCTAGGCGCACTTAATTCACCATACGGCACGATTCAACAGACCTGTTTGTGGTCACTTTACATTATATACAGAGAAGGAATTTATGAAGAGAGTCAAGTACCTGAACAACAGAGATCTGCTTCTGCAGATACATGCCAGCAAGAACACATACTGTTCTTACATAGCACAAGAAGACTCACAGTTTGATCTCATAGTGCCCACCCTAAAGAAAATCAATGCAAGTGCGGTAGCACAGGCACGTAAGGCCAAGGCCAAACGTTTGACACAAGAAGCATGGGAAGAGGCCAAAACAGCAGGACTAAAAAAAATTAAATTAGTGGACTACACAGTGAGTCCGAGAAAGATAGACAAGACCGATCTTGTGTTCAGAGTAATGATGTTCGATCACGTGCCCATGGACGACCAGAGAAAGAAAAATCCTAAGACCGTGGCGGACCATCACAGCAAAGTAAACTTCCCACCATTCCAACACTACAGATTCGATGTGAAGGGTAAACTTGTATGCGTAGGAAAATCACACTGGATAGGTGGAATGGACAACGGACACTTCTCATGTGACCATGGCAAGATGACCAATCAACTGGCAATGATGTACATGAAACTTTGCGAGAGATACGGCACGAGGGCCAACTGGAGAGGATACACCTACAACGATGAGATGCAATCACAGGCGTTGATGCAACTGAGCCAAATTGGCTTGCAGTTTGATGAATCTAAATCAGACAATCCTTTCGCATATTACACAGCGGCCATAACAAACAGTTTCACAAGAATCTTGAACATCGAAAAGAAGAATCAAGCAATCAGAGATGATCTGCTCGAACAGAACAACATGATGCCTAGTTTTACAAGACAAAATGAAAATGATGCCAGTTCGCCGATACACAAAAAAAGAATGAAAACAATACACGGTGAGGTGCGACAGGTCAATAAGACCGGTATTGCAAAATTAAACAAAGTGCTGAAGAAAAAAGGTAAGATCGATAAAGAAGATTTTGCAAGTGTTAACTCTAGAAAAGTTGACATGAGCAATCACAAACCAATAGTCAAGAAGAGGTGGTAATAAATGGCATTCTTTAAAAAAGTGGCCTGCTTCACGGACATACACTTCGGGATGAAGGGCAACAGTCGTGTACACAACGACGACTGTGAAGCGTTCATCTATTGGTTCATAGAACAGGCCAAGGCAGAAGGTTGCGAGACTTGTATATTCCTAGGTGATTGGCATCATCATAGATCTGCGACAAATGTTTCCACAATGAACTACACTGTGTCTAACATGGAAAGGCTTGGACAGGCTTTTGAGAAAGTCTATGTCATGATGGGGAATCACGATCTTTTCTACAGAGAAAAAAGAGAAATCAATTCAATGGAATATATCAGGAATATTCCAAACATTCATCTTGTAAATGATTGGATAGTCGAGGACGATGTTGCAATCATTCCGTGGATAGTAGGAGACGAATGGAAAAAGATACAGAAGTTAAACCAAAAATATGTTTTTGGACATTTTGAACTGCCATATTTCAAAATGAACGCCATGGTAGAGATGCCGGATGTGGGCGGAATACAGACTGATCATTTTGAAGGTTGTGGACAGGTATTCTCAGGACACTTCCATAAAAGACAAGTGATGAAGAACGTAACATACATGGGCAACGCTTTCCCGCACAACTATGCTGACGCATGGGATGACGATCGCGGCATGATGATCATTGATTATGGGAAAGAACCCAAGTATATTAACTGGCCCGATATGCCGAGGTATATCACAATAAAAGTTTCGGAGTTGCTAGAAGACCCAGACAAATACTTAAAACCAAAAATGTATGTGAGAGTCACGCTAGACATAAAAATCTCGTATGAAGAAGCAAACTTTGTCAGAGAAACGTTTATAGACAAATACGATTTGAGGGAACTGCAACTGATCCCAGAGCAAGTGGACAACGCACGACAACCACTGGTAGAAGTGCAGAAGTTTGACAGCGTGGATCAAATCGTTATAAAACAATTACAGGGTGTGGATTCAGAAGTCTATGACAAGAACGTATTAACAGCAATTTACAACGATCTAGATGTCACGAATTAGTAAAAAGAAATTGATAAAAGTGTTGAAAGGTGATCTCGAGGAACCTGTAACCAAACAATCACTTTTGGATCAACTTGCAAAACCTGTAACGCAGGAAGAGTGGCTGAGAGGATATAACGAATGGAAGAGGAAACAACTTGCTAACGATTAAAGAACTCACAGTAAAAAACTTCATGAGTGTGGGCAATCAGGCTCAAGCAATAAATTTTGCAAACAAAAATCTTGTGCTCGTGATTGGTGAGAACATGGACCTGGGTGGTGATGACGCTGGTGCTAGGAATGGTACTGGTAAGACTACAATCATTAATGCACTTTCATATGTGTTCTTTGGCGAAGCATTGACAAACATAAGGAGAGACAATCTCGTAAACAAAACCAACGAAAAAGGAATGTTGGTTAGTGTCAAGTTTGTAAAAAACAATGTTGAATACACAATAGAACGTGGAAGAAAACCTCAGATATTTAAATTTTATGCAAACAACATTGAACAAAATACGGAAAGCAACGAAGCACAAGGTGAGAACAGAGAAACACAGATCGAAATAAACAAGTTGATGGGTATGACCCATTCCATGTTTAAAAACATAATTGCGTTGAACACATACACACAACCATTTTTGTCAACCAAAGCAAACGAACAAAGGGAAATTATTGAACAGTTGCTTGGTATAACACTACTCTCACAAAAAGCAGATCTACTTAAAGAAAAACAAAAAGCAACCAAACAAATACTGACTGAAGAAAAATTAAAAATAGATGCCAAAGAAGCGTCAAATGAAAAAATAAAAGAATCAATTGAAAGTTTAAAGATAAGGTCAAGTGCTTGGCAAAGACAGAAAGAAGAAGATTCACAAAGTTTTGCAGAAGCAATAGCAGAACTAGAGAAAGTAGACATTAAAAAAGAACTAGACTCACACAAACGTCTGCAGAAGCACAATGAAAACTACATTAAATTATTAAGTTTACAAAAAGAAAAAGCATATCACGAGGACTCATACACAAAAGCAAAAAACACAGTGGACAAAACTGAGGGTGATTTGGAATATGCCGCACAACAAAAATGTCCAACATGTGAACAAGAATTATTAGACGACAAGCACACACATCTTGTAGACAAACTCAAAGCAACACTGACCGAATCCAAGGAATACAGTTCAAAACTTGAAAGTGATCTTGCAAAAATACAACAGGGTATAGACGAAATCGGCGACCTAGGTGTTACACCAGACACATACTATGACACAATGGACGAAGCATATAACCACAAGGGATCATTGAAGGATCTAAATCGTCAACTAGAACAGAATGAGAAGAAACATGATCCATATGCAGAACAAGTAGAAGAACTTACAAAAACGGCCATACAAAAAATTGATTTTGAGAAAGCAAATGAATTAGAGGACTTGCACAGGCACCAAGAATTCTTGTACAAGTTACTGACGGCAAAAGATTCTTTCATAAGAACAAGAATTATAGAACAAAACTTAACATACTTGAATCAACGTTTAGCATACTTCTTGGGCAAAGTGAAACTGCCGCACACGGTAACTTTCCAATCAGATCTAAGTGTGCGTATCGAAGAACTAGGCAGAGAACTAGACTTTGACAACTTGAGCAGAGGTGAAAGAAACAGATTGATATTAAGTCTGAGTTGGGCGTTCAGAGATGTTTGGGAAAGCCTTTATCAACAGATCAACTTGTTATTCATCGATGAACTTGTTGATGCTGGTATGGACATATCAGGAGTTGAGAGTTCTATGGCAGTACTAAAGGACATGAGCAGAACACAGAAAAAAAATATATTTTTGATATCACACAAAGATGAATTGGTCAGCAGAGTAAATTCAGTACTAAAAGTTATAAAAGAAAATGGATTTACAAACTATGCTAACGATGTAGAAATTATTGTTTAGCAACAATTTTTCCAATTCCCCATAAATTATTTTCTTTATCTTTTAAAACATGACAACTGTTTGTCTGTATTAGTCCGTTTTTATCTGCAATTTTTTTGTTTGCTTCAGCATAATGATTCCATGCATAATCCTTATCGATATTTTGCATAATGTAGGCCCCACAAGTAATTGCTGTATGATGTATTTGATCAAATTGATTCATTATTGTGATACTGTCGATTGATTTTTGTCTGCTCCATCGTAAGCCAATTCTATTGTATTGCACATCTATACCTTTTCCTATACTCATACCAAAACTTTGGATGTTTGGATGATCAAAATCAAAATCAATATTACGTGCGGATTGAAACCAGGCTCCATCAATGTGAATTTTTATATTCCTTTGTTCCGCTATCTTTAAAATTTCATTCCAATCTGGATGTATATTACAATATTGCCAAGTGGGCAAACTGATAATCAAAGGTGTGTTCTCTTCAAGATTTTCAATCTCTGTTGGACGTTTGCCATTCAATGAATAATAAGAATACTCGTTTGGTATGTGCTGTATATTCCACCCGTATCTTAGACAAGTGGATTCTATAAAATGGGTGCAACCAAGCATTATATCAGTATGCGGAAATTTATCCCAACCTGATATATTGTTTAATTTACTGCTTTGAAACCAATCGTTGGCTAACAATTTAAATTCTGTTGTGCTGACTTGCTTTTGCGGTTGAGAAAAAAAGTTACTTTTTAAATTTGACAAATACTCGTCTTCGATAGGATGTAAAACTTTACTAACTGTATCTAACATATAAACTAGTCCTTCCGTCTTCCTCAACTTCTTCTACACCGTGATAACTGTATGCACCGTTGTATAATGCATATCCATAATTTACCTTAAATGGAAAAGTATATAACAATTCTCCCTCTGGATTGTAAAGTGATGTGCCTTCGTTGTTATTGCTGAGATAAACCTGCAGATGTAATTTAATTCTAGAGTCATCCACATGGGGCGGAAGTTTGTATCCTTTACCATCTATCCAAACATCCACAGAATCAAACTTGAGAGTTGTGTTAAATTTTTTTTCAAGTGTTTTAGTAATGGTTGTGTTCATAAAAAACACCGTAAGTTTTTTCATTACTTCGTTGTCCTTGGACAATTTTACTCTGTTCAACTGTGTTTGATTTTCTAATTTATCAAAATTTTCTTTTTTACCAAAATCTAATTCATAGGTATTACCAAAAAAGTTTGCGTATTCTTGATAAATTATTCCCCTAACAACTTTCAAAGGTGCTTTTTCTATTGACAAAACCACATCTTGTGTGCTTAAATTAAACATATGTTAATTAATTATATCGTACGACAATAGAAGGAGAAAAACATATGTCAAATGAAACACATGAATCGATCATGACAGAGATTCAAACTTACTCAGAAGAGAATGGTAAGTTCGTTGAGAAAGGTGTCAAAGCATCTGCAACTAGAGCCAGAAAAGCATTGGCAAATCTGTCTAAGTTGATCAAAGCCAGAAGAAAAGAAATTCAGGAAGTCAAGAACGCGGCGAAGACAGCGGCGTAATCGATTATTGGATTTTGCAAAACCCAAAGCCTCCGGCTTTTACGAGTCGGGGGTTTTTTTTTGGCGTAGTTTACGGTTGGTAAAATTTAAAATATTGCTGAAATATTTTATTTGGTTTTTTTAAATAGGCAGGAAAATGATCTATATAATCTTTAATTTCTTTTGTATTTGTGAAAAAGTTGTTACCTAAGTTAAACGGAATATCAAAATATTTTTTCTCTAAACGATATAAAATACTAGATTCAGTAATCAAATCTAACCCTGTAATCATTAAATTTACATTATTTTCTACTGCTTCTATAATTTCATTTTCTTTTTCTATATTAGACAACACATTATTTTTTTGCAAAAATACTTGATGTATCTCTGCAAAGTCAAGATTTTTTTGGAAAAAATTATCTAAAAAGGATTTTATTTCGTTATATTGTAATAATTGTTTTACTTTTAATGATGATGAAAAATTTTCCAGATATTGTTTGCTTGTCCAGATCCCATGGTTGAAGTAAGTGTACATCAAAAATAAAAAATAGTTCCTTAACACCATTCGGGGCACTTTTTGTGTTTCCATATCTATGTTATAATATTGTAAAAATTCTTGTTTCCAATTTAAAGGTGCTCCTGTTTGTCTGATGTATTCTACAATATCATGTTCTACAAGTTTCGCACCCGAAGATGTGAGATTACCAACTCTATCAAAAGTATTTTTAAGTTGATACAAAAAATCATCATTAGTATCGGGATAGACAGTTATTAACTTCGATTTGCCTGCCTTTACTTCATTCATAAATTTTTTATTCATACCTTTATCTAATAAATCGTAAGCGACGCAAATATCGTCTTCGTGATTTTGATTATGAGAATTTCCGTTTTCGTTGAAAGGCGTTGGTAAAATTTTGCCTGCCACGTAACATCTAACTAGATATTGTAAAAATCTACCATGGCCTCCGGTGCTATATCCAACCACAATCATTTCTTCAATATTCCTTTGCCATGCACCCTCACACGGATGTGACCATTGTAATAATCGTTTGATTCCAGTACCTTGTGTGCGAATTGTTCACGTGCTTCCACGTAGGAAAGTTCCGCCTTGGACTTGCAGTAGAAAAGTATTTCCCTTGTGAATTTGTCTTTACCAAGTTTGTTGACATCTATCGTCAGGTCGTCACTTGATCCATAGTAGTCCTGCCAGTCCGAATCAACCTTGTATCTACGCTTGTTCTTCCTGCCCTTGAGTGGAGGTCTGGATCTCTTGAACCTGGCCAGTTTCTTGCCTATGTACATCCTACCGTTGGTTGTATTTGTTATTAGATAGACAAATCCCACAACATCTTCCGGCATGTTGGTAATTTTATTTCCTTGGTACGTCCAATGCATAGCCATATTTAAAGCCAAAAAGATTGACCTACAAATAAAACTCATATAAACAAGTGTGATAGGCACACTACATCTTTTTAAATTTCAATCAGGCAAACATAGCATCGCAACCAGTGAGCAAGGAAATGCGGCTAACAAGCGACAGGTGAATCCTTAGATGCAAACAGCAAAAAATGATGAGGCTCCTAGAAAAAGATAGACCTCAGATTTACCAGGAACCATTATACAGGGGTTTGGTAGATTCGCGTTGTAATGAATGAGCAAACGGGTACAGCACAACCGCCCGACGCCAGTAGCGATGTATAGTGACTGTGAACTCACCACAGGGTTTAAGTCAGTTCGGCTAGAGATAGCCGAATTGTGACTGCTCATCTACCACAGGGAACGCACAATGCGTTCAAGTTTTTTACAACTGCGTAAGTTAGAAAAAAGAAACGAGCGTAAAGCGAAGTTTCAGATGGCGTAAGCCGTCTTTGACAATACCTTAAGTATTAGCATGGAACTACTCTTCGATCACACTTTCGGCAAACAGGAACAACAGGATCTGGTGATATGCCGGCCCATGGCCATTGTGGACTCCGACGAAGAAGCGGAAGCGATAGATCGAGGTTGGCTGGCGCTGGACCATCCCATGGATGGTCACAACGAGGTTTTCTACCAATCACGTAGCACACGCATAAACCTGGACCTATACCGTCCCAGGTACAAATCACACACCTACAATGGCGAGAAGGTGGGTTACAAGATAATAGACGCAAGTGAGATGGTTAAGTTGTTGAGCCTGCCCTCTATCTACAAGCAGTACATGAAGCGGAAAAATTTTGGCGCGGACTACGACCCCTTCGCACACTACCACAAACGTGACCAGTTCGTGGTGTTCTACCTGGGCACCGCTGACAACGTGGTGGGTTTCACCAAACAGAAAAGATACAGGTACCAGGAGGACAACTACTCAACCATAGACACCTATGACTCACAGGATCTGGCGGGACTGGAGAGCGTGATACACGCCAACAACATACCCATATCGGACATCACGCTGGACATGGAGATAGAGTGGGCCTCGGACAACCACGTGAGGTACTTCTACATGGGATCCGGTTACGAGCAGTCATCGGAGTACAAGGCCAACTACCGGGGTTTCGAGTGGTGGACCGGCACCGAATGGAGCACCAACAAGAAACAGTACAAACGATTGTGTAGGAGGGACAGTAAACTTACTGACTTTTCCGATCTCGGAAACCTTTCACTGATTTAAGGTAGTCTTTAGACCAATTTTTATAGTAGGGTCCTGACTCTAGCATTTTGGAAAACCTGTTCAACTTGCTTAACTTCTGTGCCAGGAACAATATGAAATGACCGTTGTTGAGTTTTATTCCTTTCACGGACTCTTTAATTTTTGGATGATCCTCCAGCACAACAACATCACGTGGCATGAACGCAAAGTTGAGCTTGTCTGCTATCTCCACCGTCTGCTTGGCAGTGAACTGGTCTGGCTCCGCTATGATCACCAACACATCTTTTTTGTCAAAGTTGAAATTCCATATGTGTGTGAATATTGTCCCGAACTCACCAATGCCGTCCAACTCGAGGAATTTGACCTTGCCATCCACTATGGCCTTCTGTGCGAACGGACATGGTGGTAGGTCACCGAATATGGGATTGGGTTTGGTTACGAAATCCCTAATCCAGGTCTGGATCGTCTGTGTGGGTGTTTGTTTTTTCGGTTGAGTCGCCATGTATGTCCTTCAATTTCTGGAGTGCCTCATCTAAAAGTTTCTCCTTGGTATCCAACTTGGCCTGCAAGTCGGCTATCTCTTTATTCTGTTCGCCTATCTTGTGGCCCAGGCTCTGCACGTCTGCTGTAGCGTGTTCCAGTTTGATCAACACTTGCTTGTTCCGGCTATCCTTGGCCTTCATTTTAATAAGAGTATCATCACGGTCTTGGGTGATGTCTGTGATGGCTGATTTAAGTTCCTTGACTAGGTCTTTTTCGGACATATGTAAATGTTAATTATCTGCATTTTCTAACACCATTATAGTATACTATATCTTAGAAGAAAGGTTGACCACTTTTCTTGGTAGTTTCCATGTTATCTTTTACCAGTTGTGACACTATAGTACGCTCATCTGGTGAAAGGTTCAGTGCCTCTTGCCATGTTACTCCTCCACGCAGGAACCAACACACCTTGAACAGTTCTAGTTTTAGATTTTTTGATTCGCTTTCAAAATCTTTGAGGTACTTGACAATGTCAGAGTCCCCCATTGTCAGCAGGGTTATCCGAAAAAATTTGAGTTGTCGAATGTGATCGGCACTTCAAATGTTGCCGGCACGCCTTTCTTGATCTGATCTTCTGTGGCCTTGACCTTTATGGGTTTCATCTGTGCCTGTAATCTCAAAGCAGTCAATTTTTCTTCGATCTCTTTTACCGTGACTGTGTCAGCATTGTTCACAAAATCTATGATCTGTTGCTTGTCTGTGACCACTGCACCATCTGGTGTTGTGATTTCCTGTATGCTGTCCAGCAACAGTGAGAAGTTCACTGTGTTCAGTGTCTCGAAGCTCTTTGAGAACGCTGTCTGTTTCTGATCCTCTGTCAACGTGCTTGAATTTATTGTGCCATACATTTTCTGTTGCTCAAATTTGGCAATCTGTACCTTGGTCAAGGTTTTGTAATCTAGTGGTTGTATTTTCACCTTGAATCCTTTGGTAGTAGTCGCATAATCTTCCAACGTAATTTTTCCCAAATCTTCCAATAGTGCAGGCAGGTTCACGGTCGATGTCTGTTGTTCATCCGGACCTGGAATTGTGTAAGACACATCCATGGTCTCGCCAAATGTTGCTATCCTGATAGACAGCAGTACTGCATCCGTGTCGTAGTTGACCATCTTCCACGGATCAAGTAGATTCGGCACACAGCTCTTTATCACGTCTACAGTGGCCTGACCGTTGATCATTGAATCTGGAGTCTTAAATGTCAGCTCGTCTTTGGCTGTCATCGGCAGTATCGGTATCTCCCCCGTCTCTGTTGGTGTGAACACCTCCTTGGAATAGTATTTTCCACCACTGGGTAACTTGATGTAGATGGCCGGTTGCCTGTAGTACTTCTGTAACGGGTTGATATTTTCAGTCATTTTTTATTCTATAAATATACATTAATTGCATGTAAGTGTCAATATTTATGTGCGTATAAAAAGGCGGTAAAAATAACCATATGGACAAGGATTTAGAACAACAGTTAAAAGATTTACAGAAAAATTTCGCTGGTCTGGCTAAGACCCTTGGTAGTTCCAGTAAGACCGTTCTCAAAAATAACAACGATAGCAAGATATTTGCCAACACGCAGAAAGTTCTTACAAAGACCCTAGGGGATTACCAGAAGAGAGTCAAAGAAGGCGAGGGCTATTTCCACGAGTTTGGTGACGCCATAGAGGCCGCCAAGAAGGACGTCAAGAACTTCAAACAAGTCATCAAGGGTATACCATCGCCGATAGGGCTAGTTGTTAAAGGACTCAAAATATTAAAGGATGCCACAATAGGAGTTGGCGTTGCCATGATAAAAACAGCACTGGCACTTTCCGACACCACGAAAAGTTTCAAAGGACTGGAGGACGTAATCGACGCTGGTGTGGCAGACCTGTCGATAATTGGCAAAGTTTCCAAAGAATTGGCCAAAGACATAGATGCAAACGTGGGAGTGTTCAGAACACTGGCACAGACGGGAGCATCATTTGGATCTTCTATTGTCACTTTGCGTAAGGCACAGGAAGATGCACAGATGCCATTGGCCAAGTTCACGGAACTGATACAGAGCAACAGCGGAACACTGGCAAAATTATTTGGTTCAGTAGACCAAGGTGTTCCACAGATAACAGGTTTCATGCGAGGACTGAGGGACATGACCATGAACGAGTTCGCAAAGTTCGGACTCACACTGGACGAGACCTCAACATTCCTGGGCACATTCCTAGAGTTGGAAAGGGCAAGGGGTAACACAACCAAGATGACACAGGACCAACTGTTGGCGGGCACGAGAGCCTACACAAAGGACCTCGTCTTGTTGAGCAAACTGACCGGTGAGAGTGTTGACGAACTTAATAACCAAAACATGGCTATGGCCGCAGACGGTGTATTCCAATCACAACTACAGGGAATGGCGGCCAAAGATGCTAAGACATTGTCACTGGGTGTGAGTGCGTTGCCAGGGCCTTTACAGCAACTGGCCAAGGAAGTCATAGGACTGGGTGCACCTATCAGTGACACCAGCAAAGAACTTACTGCCCTATCAGGCGGTGCGTTCAACGACGCAATCAAACAGTTCCAGAACACCGGAGACCTTGTGGCGTTCCAGAACAGCATCAAGACCATATCAGGTGATGTGATGCAAAACAGCAAGGCCTTTGGTCAGGCCGCACTTGCCGGTGGTGGATTTGGTGAGGCTTTAAACGCTGTTGCGGCTTCAATTGGTACTGCGGTTGACGAGGCTGACATCACAGGAGAACTTACTGCGGCGGGCGACAACATAGCGAAGGTGCTGAACCTGACCACAGGTGAAGTGGACAAGACCAAGGAGGCACTAGAGACTGCTAGATTCAAGGCACTCAACCCATTCATATTCTCCGGCGAGAAGGCCGGCAAGGGCATAGACAAACTGGCCAACCTTTTAGACACAACACTTAACGATGGAATCAAGAAGATAGGTGACAAGGTACAACAGATAGGACAGTTCCTGATGGGAGAGGAAATCACAGAAAAGAAAGAATTCAAGGATTCGGCGGCCAGCATGTTCAGTTTCAAAAACACAGATCAGAACAGTGGTGCATTTGAATACTTCAACATCGATGATGCAATAATGCCCAAATTCAATAAAGGTTCAAAGGGATTCCGGGACTTCGGATCAGGCACACCGGCCATGCTACACGGCACGGAAGCGGTTGTACCCAAGAACGACATAGGACAACTGGCCGGGTTACTTGCAGAAGTAGGATCAACCACAACCACGAATACCACAGCAGGCGACACGATCACCAACAATACAACCGCAATGAACATGACGGCCCTAACAAGCACATTAAATGACCTTGTCAAAACTAACGTAAACATGGAGAACCACTTAAATAAGTTAGTAGCGGTTAACATGATGACAGAAAAAAATACCAAAACAACAAATAATGAACTTGCAAACATGGGCGGAAGTCTAGTATAATAAAGTATGGCTTGGAAAAAATATTTTAAAGACGCTAACCTTTCTCCTATATCAGGTGAGAAAGTGCCCAACTTCGCCAAGAGGAACTACAGTTCTTACTTGCCGGACGTTTACACAGGACACCCCAACAGGATACAGAGATACTTCCAGTATGACCAAATGGATTCAGACTCGGAGATCAACGCGGCACTAGACATCCTAGCAGAATTTTCAACACAGAAGAACACAGAGAATGAAACTCCTTTCGATCTTGTATTCAAAGATGAGACAACGGAACACGAAGTAAAACTTCTGAAGAAGGCTTTGCAACAATGGACCAAGTCAAACAAGTTTAGCAAGAGGATCTTCAGGATATTCAGGAATGCACTGAAGTACGGAGACTGCTTCTTCGTGCGAGATCCAGAAACACTAAAGTGGTTGTACATTGACAACGCCAAAGTCGACAGGATAGTAGTAAACGAATCAGAAGGCAAGAAGCCAGAACAGTATGTGATCAGGGACATCAACCCTAACCTACAGAGATTGAGTGCCACACAGATAACACCAAACCAAACTTATGGTGGTGGTGGAACTACAGGTGGCGGAACTGCGGCATATGGATCAAGTTATGCCAACGCAGGTTCCACAAACAACATGACAGGATTCGCTGGTGGACAGGGTGGTAGGTTCTATAAAACAATGAATGCCTACAACATCAATGCTG